AAAACAGACTTTTTTAATCCACCACCAAGTGATAATTTTGATAGAGTATCTAGATCTATAGAAGTTTTATACACTGGTGCTAAAATACTAGGCATAGATACAATGTTAGACTGGAGAATGTCAGAGAACATGACAAGACCTAACTCTAATATGACTAAGGTTAATATGAATTATCAAATATGCGCACCTAGAATGTACAGAGGACGCATAGAGTCACTAGTTGGAAGAATAACAGGTTTTGCTGATATGATTCAATTATCACATCTTAAGCTACAACAAGTTATAGCTCGTATGGTACCTGATGGTGTGTTTGTAGATGTTGATGGTTTAGCTGAGGTTGACTTAGGTAACGGTACAAACTATAATCCTCAAGAAGCATTGAACATGTATTTTCAAACAGGTTCTATAGTGGGTAGATCGCTTACGCAAGATGGAGATCCTAATAGAGGCAAAATACCTATTCAAGAACTACAGACGTCTAGTGCTAACGGAAAGATACAATCACTTATAGGTACTTATCAGTATTATTTACAAATGATAAGAGATGTGACAGGGCTTAATGAAGCTAGAGATGGTAGCACACCAGATAAAGATGCTTTAGTAGGTATACAAAAAATGGCTGCTGCTAATTCAAACACAGCAACTAGACATATATTACAGGCTTCATTATACTTAACTGTTAAAGCAGCTGAAAATATATCACTTAGAATAGCAGATATGTTACAGTTTGATTTACTAGCTGATACATTAAAGAAATCCGTAAGCACGTTTAACGTAGGTACATTAGAAGAAATGAGTTCATTGAATTTATTTGATTTTGGAATTTACTTAGAACTAGAACCAGACGATGAAGAAATTGCTAAGTTAGAAGAAAACATTCAAGTTGCTTTACAATCAGGTCAAATATTTTTAGAAGATGCTATAGATATTAGACAAGTTAAAAACTTAAAATTAGCCAACCAAACGCTAAAAGTTAAACGTAAAGCTAAACAAAAGATGGATCAGCAAATTGCTCAGCAAAATATACAAGCTCAATCTCAAGCTAATATACAAGCTCAAGAAGCATCAGCAATGTATGAGGTTCAAAAGAACGAAGCAATGGCCGCTTCTAAATTACAAATAGAACAAGGTAAAGCAGGCTTTGAAATCCAAAAACTAGAGAAAGAAGCTCAAATAAAGAAAGAGCTAATGGAGATAGAATTTGGTTATCAATTACAGTTAGCGCAAATGGAAAAACAAAACATGAGCACTAAGGAAAGAGAGATAGAAGATCGTAAAGATAAAAGAACAAAAATTCAAGCATCTCAACAAAGCGAGATGATTGCACAAAGAAACAATGACTCAGGTCCTGTAGATTTTGAATCAGGAATGGATGGGTTAGGTGGAATAGATCTAGCAAGCATGAGCCCTAGATAGTATTATTTATTAATTTTATATTATTATATTATGTCAGAAACAACAAAAACAAATGATGAAGTGATAGCTTCAAATCCTATTGAAACAGGAGGAACAGCTGTAGAACAAAATCAAGCAGATTACAAAGTTGATTTAAAAACTGGATCAACTAAGAAAAAAACAGAAAAATCTAATATCACAAAAGTAGATTTAAGTAAAAAACCAGAAGCAGATGCCATTCCAATCGGAGAAACAAAGAAAGTGGTTGTGGGCGAACAAACCGGAGATAGCGTTAAAGTGGACGAACAAGTACCAGAGTCCAGCCAAGCTACTGAAGAGTTTACACAAATCCAAGAAGTAAGTAAAGAAGAAGTAAAACAAGTTGCTAGAGAAGTTAAAGAAGCTATTAGAGATGAAAAGGTTTTAGGTAAAGCATTACCTGAAAACATCGAAAAACTAGTTACTTTTATGGAAGATACTGGTGGTACTATTGAAGACTATACAAGACTTAACGCTGACTACTCACAAATAGATGGCAATACGTTATTAAAAGAATATTATAAAAAAGCTAAACCTCATTTAAACGAGGAAGAAATAGGATTTATCATAGAGGATAATTATTCATATGATGAAGAATTGGATGAAGAGCGAGACATCCGCAAGAAAAAGCTCGCACTTAAAGAAGAGATTGCAAAAGCTCATGGCTTTTTGGACGATTTAAAAGGTAAATATTACGACGAGATCAAGTTGAGACCCGGCGCTACCCAAGAACAACAAAAAGCAACAGAGTTTTTTAATCGATATAATGAAAATCAGGAAGTTGCTACACAACAACACGAAGATTTTAAGACTAAAACTAAACAATTACTTTCAGATGACTTCAAAGGTTTTGATTTCAATGTGGGAGAAAAGAAATTTAGGTATGGTGTTAAAAACCCTGGTGAGGTTGCTGAATCTCAATCTAACATTACAACGTTTGTTCAAAAGTTTTTGGACAAAGATGGCGCTGTAACAGATCATGAAGGTTATCATAAAGCAATATACGCTGCTAGAAACGCTGACACTATAGCACAACATTTTTACGAGCAAGGCAAAGCCGATGCTGTTAAAGATGTAGTTGCTAGTTCTAAAAATATAAACAACGATAGTAGGCCACAACCTTCAGGAGATGTTTTTGTTGGAGGATTTAAAGTTAAAGCAGTTAGTGGTGCTGATTCAAGTTCATTGAAAATAAAAACTAGAAAATTTAACAATTAAAATTTAAAACAAAATGGGAATATTAACTCCTCAATTTGGTAGTTTACAGCCTTCACAAGCTCAACAAACTTTGGCTAACAACTACCTAAACTTCAACGGCGCTGCTGGTGGAGGGACATTTGCACAACAATACCTACCTGAAATTTATGAAGCTGAAGTAGAAAGATACGGTAATCGTACTATCGGTGGTTTCTTAAGAATGGTTGGTGCTGAAATGCCAATGACGTCTGATCAAGTAATTTGGTCTGAACAAAATAGATTACACATCGCTTACGATGGTGTAGGAAGAAACGCTAACAACGTTCAAATAAACATACCTGCTGCTACGCCTAGCGTATTAGCACCAAACATGACTGTAGTAATTATGGATCCAATCAACCCGTCTGCAACTGTGCACGCGATTGTTGGAGCTGTAGCTGGGCAAAACGCAAACGTTTACCCTTACGTTGCTGCTAATTTAGCTGGTTTATCACTTGCTGGATTAAAAGTATTTGTATACGGTTCTGAATTTGCAAAAGGTACAATTGGATCAACGGAAAACGTTACTCCTTCTTTTACGCAATTTGCTAACTCACCAATCATTATCAAATCTAACTACCAAATTAGTGGATCTGATACTGCTCAAATCGGTTGGGTTGAAGTAGGTGCTGAAGACGGAACTTCTGGTTTCTTATGGTACTTAAAAGCTGAAGGTGAAACTAGATTACGTTTCGAAGATTACTTAGAAATGAGTATGATTGAAGGTAAACTAGCTACGGCTGGTTCTGGTTTTTCTGCTAATCAAGGTTTAATACCTGGATTTGGTGGAGCTGCTGGTCCTGGTGGAGCTGCAATTGCTGCTAAAGGTACACAAGGTTTATTTGATGCTGTACAATCAAGAGGTAATGTTATGGCTGGATACGGCGGAACATTAACTGACTTTGATGCAATATTACAAAACTTAGATTCTCAAGGTGCTATAGAAGAAAACATGCTTTTCTTAGATAGAGGAACAGAATTAACGTTTGATAATATGTTAGCACAACAAAATTCCTACGGAGCTGGAGGTACATCTTACGGTGTATTTGAAAACTCTGAAGAAATGGCGTTGAACTTAGGTTTTTCTGGATTCAGAAGAGGTTCTTATGACTTCTACAAGACTTCATGGAAATACTTAAATGATGCTTCTACAAGAGGTGGTTCTGGTAACTTTACTGGCGGTGACAACATCGATGGTTTATTAGTACCTGCAGGAACTTCTACTGTGTATGACCAATTACTTGGTACAAACATACGTAGACCTTTCTTACACGTACGTTACAGAGCTTCACAAGCTGACGATAGAAGAATGAAATCTTGGATTACAGGATCTGTTGGTGGCGCTGCTACAACAACGGCGGATTTTATGCAAGTTTCTTTCTTATCTGAAAGATGTCTAGTAACACAAGCTGCAAACAATTTCGTATTGTTTACTGCTTAATATTTATTGTAATAGTTACCCTCGTAAAAACTACGGGGGTAATTGTTACTCTTA